TACCCGTCCTCCTTCAGGGTCTGCTGTTATGGCAGATCTTTGGGAGACACTTTGCCGCGACTTGGAGAGCTCTCCTTTGTGGAAGAGATTACTACCTTGGCGCTAATCACGCTAAGGCGGCTGGTCTTGGAAGCAGAGGGGTGAACTTGAGGTATGCCGTAGGGCAGCCAATGGGAGCCTTCTCAAGTTGGGCTATGCTAGCTTTGACGCACCATGCTATGGTGCAATTCTCAGCCTACAGAGCGGGATCGCAGAAATTGTGGTTCGACCTGTACGCCGTCCTTGGTGATGATATTATCATTGCCGATGACGGGGTTGCCCGAGAGTACAAGCTATTGTGTAAAACGATAGGTTTGGAGATTGGGATTGCGAAATCCCTCGTTGCGAGAGGTAAGACTCTCGAATTCGCTAAGAAGTTCTTCTTTCGAGGAGAACATGTTAGTGGGTTACCTGTTAAGTTTTGGGCGGCAGCTCAAAATTCGATGGGTGTAGCGCACGCCTTATCAGCGTGGTATCCAACCGGATCTCTTGCCAATTTCGTCCGTGCTTTAGGGACAGGTTTCAAGGGAGCTAGTAGGGTTGATGCGCCATGGGACTCAGTCCCGCGGCGTCTGAAAGTTCTATTAGTGCTCTTGACTCAGCCGGTAACCGGAGGCCGCTTTGCGATGCCGACATGGCTTGATTGGCTCATGTCGCGTTCAGCGACTCAGAAGGTGAGCAACAGTTTGCTCTCTGAGTTAACTGCTTTCACTCCTTGGGCCACTGGCCTGATAAGTGAGGTAATCTCTCCCGCTCGGTCCCGCATCGATGAGATGCAGCCGGACCTTTTCTTTAACGAGAGAGGGTCTTGGGACAAAGCGGCGAGGCTGATCAATGCAGCTGCTAATGAAGCGGTAGCATCGGCGCAAAAGTCTCTCGATCTTGCCGAGGAATCTATGAAGCACTTGCAGCGGTTAAACGTGAAGTTTAACCCAGTTCAGACCAGTGCTATCTTTCAACAGGTAGCGCGGTCCTCAGAGAAGGTGGACTTAATCAGCCCATCTGCTGCTAGAGCGCTAAGACGAACAAAAGAGGTTGAGGTCGCCCCAGTACTGGAGTTCTTCCAGTTATGGGTACGACTTAGAAATCGGATGGGAGTCAAAGCGAAGGCCTGAGTATCGTAGAAATACGAGAGGGGGGTACTGGCTTCATAATAGCCT